TCTTCCATGCCCTGTTTAAGTTCTTTGATAGAACCCATAATCTCAGCTACTTTAGTGTCACGCAATTCGTCGCTAATGTGCTGAGTACAGGTAGGACATGTNGTATTTTCCGTGAAGAACTTATGTTCTTTTTTATGAGAAGCAAACTTCTGTTGGATTTTACCACGNAGGTTGCCAAGTTTTTTAAGTTTAGTAGTAGCATTTTCAAAATTGCTCATCTCTTTATTGAGAGCATTTCTTTCTTCNCCAAGTTGTTTAATTGTAATATTAACTTCCTTTTCGAGAGAAGTAAGATTAGAAATCTTATTACTCTTTTCTTCTATGTCATTCTTGTTTTGAAGTTCAAGATTAGCAATAAAATTTTTCTGCATTAAGATTTTTTCTTCCAGCAGATCAATCTCATAATCTTTCTCTTTCAACTCATCACCAGAAGTTTTAATTTTTTCTTTCAGGTTTAGATTCATGATNGAGAAAATTTGAATATCGAGAATGTCTTCGATAATTTCTCTACGAGATGCTACGGGCAACCTCATNAANGGAACAAAAGTTGATGATCCAAGAACCACAATCTGAGTGAATGATTTGTAATTCATCTTGAGAATATTTTGCTCAAGATATTTCTGGTAGTCAGTCGTGGATGATGACTGATCTAATAGGGAACCATTCTGCCATATTTCAAACACCCCAGGTTTAATACCACGAACAATCTTGAATTGATTCTTGCCAGATTCAAATTCGATTTCGGTAACAAGATCGGCACCATTAATACTGTTCATCAACATTGGTTTGTTGATCTTTCTGAATGGTTTTCCAAACAAAGAAAAAGTAAGAGCATCCAGAATAGTGCTTTTGCCTGCTCCGTTTGCTCCTACAATTAAATTTGTTTTGGCACCGTTGAGATTAAACTCAGTGAAAGTGTTTCCTGTTGAAAGGAAGTTTTTCCATTTTAAAGTTTTAAATACAATCATCCTAAATCATGTGGCGGGATAATAAAGTCATCAATTGTTATTATAGCATACTTTTGGTCTCGCTCTTCGCAAGCAGAAAGAATTGCTTTTTCTGGTATCTCTACAACCTGAAGTTTATACTTTTCTGTTACTATTTCGAGATGTTCTTGATATCGTTCAGCATCATCCTCACACTCGAAGATGGGAATGATTTGATCTCCTTCATCATCGATTACGGAAAATACTCCGTCTGGATTATTCTTCAGTGTGAGGATAAACATCATACTACTTCACAACTTTCAATATATAGTGATCTCATAATTTGCTTCAAGTTAGTCTTATTTACGTTCATCTCAACTTCATCAATGTATTCATTTAGAAGTGAGAGAGTATCTTTAATTTCAAGATCAGTATCCGCATGTTTTGTGGTGTCTTTTTCCACAAGGTTTTCTACAATTTTTAAATCATGAACACCAGCTTCATAAAGATTTTCAACTAACTTTTCAAATTTAAAAAAGTCATTTTTGTTCTCTACGACAACCTTAACAAAAGTGTTTGAATACTCACTGGGATCGACGCTGTAATTAGGATCAGCATCATCATAATAAATCTTCTGGAAAATTTCGTATGGGTTTTTGACGAAACGTAACTTATTGGATGACGGCTCATAAAGATGAAATCCTCTGGGATCTTTGTAATCATTCCAGAACATCTGGTAGGGGTTGCCTAAGTAAGTGATGTTACCACGACTTGACTTGTGATGAAAGTGTCCTGAAAATACTTGCTTGAATTTAAAGAATACATCTGGCTCCATACCACCTTCATGAAGCATCCCAGGCGAAACCTCAAACCCATTCAGTTCNAGATGACCCATCACAATTTTAGCTGATGTCTGTTTTAGATGTTCAAGTGTTTCTGCTTCATTTTCAGAATTGATCCAAGGGAGCATACAAATAGGAATGCCCTCAATAGTTGTGGTGGTGGGTTTTGAGTAGACGATGATGTTGTCATAGTCGGAAAGAAGAAGCTCTGGAGAATTTATATCATTTGTGTTTTTATAATACACATCATGATTCCCCGTGATCATATGAAGAGTAATGCCAAGCTCACGGATACGGTCAAAGTAATGACGGCGAATACGATTCCAAACATTAAAATCAATGCCCTTACGATTATCGAACGTATCTCCGAGGTCGATAATGGTAGATATTCCCTGTTCTTCCAATGTTGGAAAAAACACATTGTCATAAAACTCCTTAAAGTATTCCCAGAAAATAACACTACCCTTACGTCCATCTAAATGCTGGTCGGTAATCAATGCTACGGTCATCGTTTGTTCTTGATCTCCAGGTTTTCTTTGATGCCAGACATATCAGAATAATTTTGATTAAGTCCTGCCATGTCTCCTTCGAAACTTTCGGTATACATTACATGATCGTACCCAGTTCTTTCTAGAATCTTTGTTTTGATTTCTAATTGCTTTTTCTCTTTNGCAATTCGCCTCAAGAAGGCAAAATAAATTACCTGAGTAAAATAAGCAAAAGGATTACTAGATTTTTCTGGATCAAAGTTATGAATGTATTGTAAACAATTTTCAATGCCGTCTGAGATCATCTCATCACGGAACATATAGTTTACAAAGTTTGGTTTGTATGATAGGTGTGTAGCAATTTTAAGAAAGCAGTCGCCAATATAATTGGGAACTCTCGGCTTTGGTTTTCCTTGCTCTTTGGCATCAATAACCTTTTTCCTATAGACAGAAATAGCCTCTAAGAATTCTTTATTATTGACGTAATTCTCTGTTTTCTTTTTTGCCATAGCCCATATCTCTATCCAAATTGTTATGGTATCACTATACACCATCCAGATGGGTTTGTCAAGGGGGTTGACAAAACCTCAGAAACCGAGTAGGATAACTCTGTCAAGGTTCAGATGAATAATATCTTTAAATACTTTAAATTACTTTAGGACTTTTTATAGATGTCTTCAAGAAACTTTTTAGTTTCCTTAACAGATCCTAAGTAACCCATCCTTTTACTAAAGTTCTTTGGTTTAATATCTATAGAATCTTCAGATGATTCCTCTTGGTAATCACTACTTAAATTATTTAAATAAAATTTCTCTACTCTTTTATCAAGTTCAGTCATAGTAATTACTTGTTCCATCTTGATAACAAATAAAGTATCATAAGTAGAATTTATCCATTCCTTAAGAACAAATCCTACTAAAGATTTACCATTCTTTTTTTGAGATAATTTTTCAACTAACATAGGTTGTTCTACCAATAAAGAATTCTCTTCTGGTAGATAGCATACTTTAGCAACTATTTCTTCACCTGATGTTAGTTTTAGTGTTGAATAAAACTCTTCTTCCATCATTGTAGATTTACCTTTATAATTTCGTATTTAAAATTCTCTTCTTGATAAATTTTAATTCTTTCTTGTAAATGCCTTAACGTATAATTTTGTTTTGTTCTAGAAGAAACATCATCAGCAATATCATAAAGAGTAGCTATTTCTTTTCCTTCTCCTTTTCTAAGTACTCTTCCAATACTTTGGAGATTCCTGATACGAGATTTAGATGGTGAAGCAAATATAATATTATGAAGACGTTTAATATTAATACCAGTGCTAAACGTTCCGTAGGAAGCAATAATAACAGCATTACTTTCTTGCTCAGTAATTTTCCTTACTTCTTCACGATCATCTGTATCAACTGATCCGTGTACAAAAAATACTTTACGATCATTATTTACAGTGGTATTTATTAATTCAAATAATGGCTCACCATGCTTTTCAACATAGTTAAACAAAACTAATGTATTGCCATCAAGATCATTCACTAAATTTTTAATGAGATTATTTCGTTTCTTATTTGTGACAATAAATTCCATCTCTTGATGATAATCTTCAAAATATTGATACTCATGCTTACACAGAAGAATCTTAATACGAAGATTGGATAGATGTCCTTTCTTAATTAGATCATCGGTTTTGGTTACTTTTTCACAAGCACCAAAGAGACCTTCGAGAACCCACTTGTGTGTTTTAGTTCCATCAAGTGTTCCAGTGAAACCAAAACGATACTTGGCATTATGAAGCTTTTCCATAATACCAGTAAGTGATTTAGATTTAAACAAGTGTGCTTCGTCACCAATTACACAATCAATGTCATCAAAATATCTTTTAGGGAATTTATAAATGGATTGCCATGTTGTAACAATGATAGGTTTATCAGAATTTTTTTCTTTACCTGAATAAATTTTGTGAATATGTTCTTCAACATTCCATCCATAATCAGTAAAATCTTTTACCATTTGTTCCACCAGTGATGTAGTAGGAACAATGATAAGAATTTTTTTATCTGTGGCGTGATAATATCTAACAAGAGAATAAATCATTAACGATTTGCCAGAGCCTGTTGGGGAGAGAAATAATCCCCTGTGATATTTGAGGGCGAGGTAAACCGTGTAGTATTGATAATCTCTTGCTTTGATGTTAGAAATTTTATCAACAAAATCTTTGACACCAACTGGAGATACAAAATCATTTACATCTTCAGCACTGCCATACCAATCATTGTTAACAGATTCTAATGAGTACTGTTTTTCTTTGCACCATTGAACAAGGTGATTGTATAACCCAGCATACAGCTCTCCTGTGCCAGGTGAATACAAACGAATGGTTCCGTCCCAATATTTGTACTTAGGATTTCTTTTTAGAAATTTAGCTTCAGGAACTTCAAAAGTAAAGTAATCAGATAATTCTTGGTGAATATAAGGTTCTGCTTGAATCTGTAAAAATACTTCGTTCTTTTTTCTAATAACTAATCTGGACATTAGGTAGTACCATTAATAAATTTTTCCCAGTCAATAGCCGATTTGATTTGAAATCCACGATTGGAAATCATTTTCATTACACTGTCCAGGAAGTAAAGTGCCTGTTCAACGTATTTAATTTTTGCTTCGATGTTAATGATATCCTCATCTGATTCCAGATAGGTTCTCATTTTTTCTGCTGTTTTAATACTTGTGCCGAAAGGTTTCTCGGCATACACTTTGGCGTCTGCTTCGCCAGAATAATATTCTCTTTTTTCTTTTACTACACGCCTGTATTCAAACTCTAGTGAAGTTTTAACTTGGCTAAGATCTGTGTAGTAGTTTAAATATTTATTGTGCTGAAAAGGGATCTCTAATGCTAATTTACCAAGATCCTCGGTGTATTGTTTGTTTTTAAATTGAAAATCAATATGACTGTCAATTGACCATTCTTCTTTAATTGTTTCAAATAATTTAACGATGTTTTCAAATTTCATAGTAATGTAAAGTTTTTATCACGAAGAGTAAAATTAGTATACTTAAATGTTACCTGTGCGGTAAAGTATTCGATATCATCTACAGTGGCATCAAAATCAATTGGTGTTAAACTGATTGGGAATANGTTCTCAAAATCAACAAAAAATGCTGGATTGAAGTTTGAAGTAACTATCATTAACTGACCTCTAGAATAATCTACAGGACCCTGATGGTTCTGCTCAGCATTTCCAAATTCTCTCATCCATTTCTGGACGGCATTGTAATTTTTTAAATTTTCATCAATAATAAACGTTACNTTAAAATCTTCATATGTAACTCCGCCACCAGGAACAATAGGAAAATTTCTGAACCTAGTAGGAACTTCTGTGAAAGGCATATTAATGCCAGGTAGATTTGCTTTTTGACAGAAAAAATCTACGCCATCAAATAATTCTAATTTTAATTGAAAACCTACAGGAGTAAGAAAGTTCCTATTTTGTGGTTGCTCCTTATACCATTCAGCAGTCATGTCAACTTCCCAAGCTATAATATATTTATTTGCATAAAAAAAGAGCCCCCGAAGGGACTCTTGAAAATTGTGAGAAAGACTCACATGAGGTTCTGAATACGAACACGTCTGTAGTACATGTTCTTCGAAGCAGTGAGGGTCTCAGCATCAGGGATGGGAACGCCATTGGCATCAACACCGTTGAATACGAATGGGTTAGCAACCATGCCATAACGGGTCTTGAAGCCGATCTTAGGCTGGAAGGTCTGAGGATCAATGCTGCGTAGCATCTGGAGGGGAACGTATGGGCAATAGAATAGACCAGCATCATAAGGTGATGTGCCCTTATAACCCATGACGTAGTAGTGATCATTCGATACGTTAGCCGAATAAGGATCAACGAAGACCTTGATACGACCGTTGATGGTGCCAACAGCGAGGTTGCCAGTGTCATCAACCTGACCGATGGAAGGACCACCAGCACCGTTTAGACCTGAGGAGTAGTCAAGAACACCAGCCATGGCTAGAGCCGAAGCTACGTCAGCAGAGCAGATTAGGAAGTTACCTTTGCCTCTACGAGTTTCCTGAGCGATAGCATTAGCATCACGCTCAACTTGGAATAGAAGACCTTTGAACTTCTCAACTGACCAACGACCGTTTGAATCAACGTCAAGGTCAAATACGCCAGCACGGGCAACGTTGTTCTGAGCACCAGGCTTAGCGATGGTGTATACAGTACGAACGACTTCACGGTTGATTTCAGCAAGGATCTCCGAGCTGAGGATGTTGGCTAGCTCTTGCTCAGCGTCAAGACCGTGAACAGCCTTAAGATCCTGAGCTAGCTCTAGAGTGTACTCTGAGCGGAGGGCTCTGGTTCTGGCGGTTACAGCAGTCTTCTCGATGCTGAAGCTCATTTCGTTGAACAGGGTTGCACCTGATCCTAGAACTTCGGCAGTCTCACGGGCAATAGGACGAACGCCACGCTCGTAAGTACCAGCACCAGCACCAGCGTCGTTAAGAAGACCTGGGTTTGATTCTGCGTAAGCAGGATCGTTGGCAACGCCGAGTGGGTTGACGGGATCGTTGTAAGCAGCAGGACCCTGAGTGTTAGCAGAGAAGTTAACATCAGGCTCGTTGAATAGAGCTTCACGACCTTGGCGTAGACCAGCAGCACCATTATGCTGATAGTGAGCCTTCATGGCGAAGATTAGACCAGTGGGGCCGCTCATTGGCTGAACACCACAGATGTCATAAGCCATTAGGTTAGGCATGGCACGACGGACTAGGCTGATCATGATAGGATCGAAACCAGCTAGACCACCAGTTTTGGTGTCAAGACCTGAACCTGAAAGTGCGTTAGGACCAATAGCACCTACGGTGTTAGGAGCTTCGGTGAGCATTGCGTTTTCACGAAGTGCTCTCTCTTGGTTCTCTAGAATTACAGCGGTTACAGCCTGCTTGTACTTATCCGTGATGGCAGGAGCCTCGGAATGGTTGAGAACAGGTGCCCACTTCTCTGTAAGTTGGGAAGCGTTGAACATTTTTACCTCTTAAACGTTTGTTGTCGTTTGTTAATATTTATGATTTAAATTATTTCCAGCGTGAAATAGCATTTAAGTACGCAGCCATAGCTGGTGATACTTCTTCGCTAAGTGTTACTGGATTGTCATCACCTACTTCAGAATGTGATACTGATTCAGGGAAATATGACTTGCGAAGCGTCTTCACAGACTCAGCAAATCTCTCTGCTGTTTCGTAAGTAATTCCTTCAGACAATGAAGCAAGTTTCTCTTTCTGAGTATCGGCAAGACCTTCTGAAACTTGGTTCAGAATTACTGCTTTCGTTGACTCGGCAAGACGATTATTTAATTCCACGTTACGCTCAATTTGTTCGTTGAGGCGCTGTTCCATTTCACGAAGCTCGTCAACCATTTCCTCGACGACTTCAACTTTGTCCTCGGGAATATTAATATAATGCTCTTGGAATAGATTTTTGAGACCCGCAATAAAATCTTCAGTGATTTCATTGCGTACACCACGATCGATAGCAACTTGATTTTGCTCGATCCACTGACCGATACCATACTTGATAGTACCGTTAACTTCTTCAGCAAGCTCAGCTTTAACAGCCTGTACATGCTCATCAAGTTTTGTTTGGAAGTGCTCAACAAGCTTGGCATGTTCTTCAACAAGCTTAGCTTTTACAGCAGCTTCAAAAATTGTTTTTGCTTTATCTTTGTACTCCTCGGAAAGCTCCTCGCCTTCGGTTAGAGCAGCAACATCACTCGAAAGATCTAACTCTTCGAAAGAAGGCTTGATTGGATAAGTTACATTAGGACCTTTTTTAGTTCCATAAGCAACTTCTACACCAACAGTTGGAGTGGTTCCCATATCTCCTGCACTATTTTGATGAGCTTGTTGAGCATCACCAGAAATTTGTGAGATAGGTGCAGCTGCTTTAGCTCCAGGGTTTTCTTCACCTTCTTCTTCATTATCATGAAGAGGACCTGAAGTTGAACCACCTAAATCAGTTGCGGCTTTCTGACCGATAGCAACCGTGGGTGGTACTGAAGGTGCAGGATCTTTACCCCCAGCCTTAGCGGTTTGTACATCGGAGATTTGAGAAGGCTCACTACCAGAAGCAGGAATAACTGAAGCAGTTACCGTTGGCATTGGATCGCCAGCTTCTAGAACAATATGTTGCTCCTTAACAAGCTCCTCAAATCTTTCGTTTAACATATCTGACATTTGAGTTTCCTCGGACTTCTTTTACGATTATTCTAAGATTATTTATTAAATTAGAGATTTGAAAGGAAATGCTTGAATGCATTAAGCTTTCTTTCCTCTAGGTTTTTCCTAGTAGATTCGGAAATATATCTATGATATTTAGTAATCTGTTGTTCACGCAGAATACCATTTTCCCAAATCCACTCTTTACCTTCCATAATTCCATTCACAAATGCGTCGGGAGCAGAAGGATCAGCTACAATATCCGCAGCAGTAGCAAGCATAAAATCGTCACGAACATAATTCGCTCCGTTCTTTTCTTCTAAAGATCCCATACCACGGGAAGATACTCCAAGCTTAACTCCTTCTTCCAAAAGAGACTTGGCAATATTTCCCATTGGGGTTTCTAAAATTCTTGCCTTACCGTAGAAGTTAGTGCCATCAGCACGTAGTTCTGTGATGCGGTGTGATACACGATCGAGATTTACCGTTGGACCATCTGGATGTCCTAGTTCTCCTAGAGCACGACCAGACTTAACATAACTTTCATTATAACGTTGAACTTCACGATTTAATACATCGAAGGGATATACTCGCCCATTACGGTTTTTAATTTCGGATTGTAAAAATACACCTTCAATATAAAGATGCTTTTTTCCGTTAGCTTCTTCTACAAGAACGCTAATCTCTTCGATATTTTCTGTGATTAGTTTCATTGTTCTGTTTCTAGTGAATCTACTGGCTCGTTGAAATAAGTTGAAGCAACTGCTTGTTTGTACAAGCCAATAGCTTCAGCAGCAGAAATTTGCATTAGATCATGAACAGCATCTAAGGCTTCTGCTTTGTTTTTGTTTGCAATCAAATTCACNATATCCAAAGTGTTAGACATATAAATAAACGTTAATTTATAGTATTATTTAGCAGAAGGTTTATTTGAACTTNGTTTTGGAGCTAATTNTGCTTTTTCTTTTTCCGCATCTAATGCTCTTTGNGCATCTACTTCAGCTTGAGCATCTTGAATTTCTGGAGCAAATGCATCATTTTGTCTAGACATAGTATCTAANGCCATAGAATCCGATGGATCTATTGCAATGCCAGACTTAATATCTTTCTTCATTTGCTTGTCAAGTTCTCTATACTCTTTATCAGTTTGCATAAGAATTTGACGACGAATATATTCAGTTGAAAAATATTTTCCAACAAATGGATCCATTTCTGTGACAAGAGCTAGACGCTCTTTCATCAGTTCAACTTCTTTTAATTCATT